GGAACCTCCATGTCCATGTCAAATCCACACTCTTGACAGTCAAAATGCTGCGACAGATCAATATCGGGCATTAGTTCTTCGTATGCGGATCGCACAAATCTTGCATCCTGAGCGGGCATTGAATTAATAAATTTATTAATAGATGCCTGTTTCTCATCACCATTCACTGATTTGATCATCAGTTTAAGTTGATCCGTTGCGGTCGATTCCGGAAGCTTATTCTTCTTTCGATTTGCCTGTGTTGTGGTTAACCATTTCTCGTCTGCTCCTGTCAAAAGTCGCACTTCAACCTTAACACCAGATTTAGGACAGTCTACCACCCACGTGCCATTGCCAGTGGGAGTGGCATTCAAACTATCCCCACCTTCAATAATCTCCTGCTCGTCTAGATCAAATTCATATTGTTGCACTAGTGAGCACGCAGGGCAAGTTACTTTAGTGTTGTATTCACTTCCGTAGCCAGAGATTCTGGCAGCGACCACTAAAGCGTTCTTATCGCCAATTAACATATCGCTTAAACGAATCGTTTTGTCAACCAGAATGTTCTGGAGGAGTCGATCGATTGCTAGTCCCTTCTTTAACAGGGATTTTGATGTTAAAATATCTTCATCCTTCGCCGTCATATAGCGAATTTCAATACTTTCTTTTCCATGGAGTGTACTATCCTCGGAGTAAAAACGACCTCTTGACGGTAAATCAACAAACTCGGTTGGAGTAGTAAATTGCATTGGAGAGGGACTCTCCTCGGCTGCTGTGGAGAGCATTTGCTCTGGTGGGGTGTCCGCTGCGGGGGTTGCCCCAGTGCGAGCTTCATTATTCCTTGACATTTATCACCTCTTTTTTGTGAAATAACTTTGTTTATATAATAGAAGATTTATTAAATAATGTTAAGAATAAAATAGTTTAAGCCTGAACTAGTTCAGCGTAGTCGTAACGAATTTCCAACTCGACTTCAAGCATATCATCAGACTCATAGTCGAGATCGCCAAACTTAGCATCTTTTATCCAAGCATTATGTAGCTTCCAATATTCAATTGGGTTTCCGTCTGAATCATGCTGGGTGATTTGTACAACTCCCAATGCACCTACGGACTTGTTTTTACCAATTGTAGCATAGTTACCACGATCTGGAATGTGGTAACCGGAATCTTCCAACATATTTCGTACAACCTCAGCGGAGTTTGGGAATATCGCATCTGCCAACGTTAGCGTAACAGTGTTCCACTCCAATCTACCGGGATAGTAAAACTTGTGATTTAGATATGAATGCGCGGTTTCAGTCACCGTGAAACTGGGCTTTGTAACCTTCTTCGCCACAAAGTGAGCTAGATTGTTTCTATCCGTTCCCAGAAGAACTGTCCATCGATACGCTCTTTTTGGCTCGGCGGTTGAGTCTGTCCAAAATTTTTCAGCCATTTATTTTTTTCTCCTATATAAACAGTTTTGTTATTAATAAATAGTTAAGGCGACTTAATATCACCTTAACCTTTATTATTAATCTTCGAAAGAAGCTCCACTATTTGTAATCACGAAGTCAATCGCAATATATTCAATAGCTTTTGTTGGTTTCAGGAGGATCTTAGCATACATAATGTTACGATCAACCAAGTCTGGTGTGGTTGTGGTTTCATCCAACACAACCTTAAAGTCTTCCAGTCCTAGACCTGCCTTGACGCCCTGAAGGAAAGGCTCAACTCTTGAAGTAAAGTTAAACCAAGTTCTTTGGACGTTCGGCTCGAAAAGTGTGGTTGCAGCCATTCGCGAAATCTCTTTCTTGACGTAAATCATCAAGCGACGGACATTAATCCTATCGAGAGCGGAAGCTGTTACCTGCATTGTCTTTTGACCAAAGATTACAATACCCTCTGCCGGGAAGCTGGCAATCGGATTGACCCTAGCTGCATATAGATCGTCACGATCTTTTGCAGTGAGGCGATCTCGAACACCAAGTACTGGCATGCCCGCTGAACCTTCTGTCAGTCCACCCCTAGTGAAACCGGCTGGGGCAAACCAAACATCTGATTTCCTCTCGGAACTAGCGAAAGTACCAAGTGCAACAACCGAAGGAGGTGACCACAGAACAGCGTCGGTGGCGGAATCCTTAATTTGCACCCAAGGATAATAAGTACAAGCATAACTTGAATTAATTTGTAGCTCATCAATCTCGTCAAGAGTAGCATCAACCGTACCGCCATATGAGCTAAAAGCGTCACCCGCAGAGCGGTTAGCGCGGGGTTTATAGCCCCCTGCGATGTCCAACACTGCCAGTGCATCACCACGGGATTCACAAACGTCTACCATGTGGCGATTGAGTACTCGGTGTGTGATTCCTGGCATTGCCATCAAATTAAATTCAACCTCTTCCTGCGAAGAACAAGCATCAATTGCTTTCTTGATGGAGTAGAACGAAGAATCGGTCTTGTCTGTGGAGTCTGATGCCATTACAACATCTGGAGCATACGGATCAAGTACATTAATGTTATGACCGTCAAAACCACCCCACAGCGGCATTGTAAATTTATCACAACCCTGGTCCAATGTGCCGCTCCAACTGGAGGTCACACTGATAGAATCGTTCGCCTTGCGGTTACCTGCTGCCCAGAGAGCATCGGCATTATTCGATCCGCTCAACTTAATATCATCAAGCGAAAATGCCCAACAGGATGCCTCTACTAGATCACTATCTGTACCAAGTGAATCAGGGAGAGGATACATGTGGTCGCCCCAAGAAGCGTTAGTTGTCTTATCGTTGCTTGGCTCTTGTGTATATGCTCCCCAATAGGCTTGCTTTCTGTTAGAAAGGGAGCCAGAAGCACTATTCTTTCGAATTGGGCACTCAGGAAAATCAAGCTGCAACTCGATTTCATCATAGGCTTTGAACTTGTTTCCTGCTGGAGCCAGTGAATCGACATCAGAAGTTGTTACATTGAACAATACATTCCCTGGACAAGTGACGTCGTTGTTACCTGCAAGGTTGACAGACGACAACTTCGGCGGACCAAAGAAGCCGAACGGTAGGCACTGGGGATCTAACGCGGCGGCGTCCAAATCTTCAGAGCTTTCAATACGAATAAAACGAGAATTATTCTCGTAATCCCCTTGATATGTGTAACGGCGTTCCGTTTCATTCCAGCTTAGTGATTGATCACCAATCTTTCTTTTAATGTAATTTGGTGAAGAGGGATTCAAATTGCAATTCGAAAATGATTCTACAACTTGACGTGAAATATCAGAATCTTGTACTCTACGCACCTCAACGGTGAACGTTCCATACGGATTCTCTTCTGGGTTTCGTGCATACTTGATGTCGCGAATAGAAACTTTAAGATTTTTAGATTCCCACTCGCCGCTGTTCAATGCATGAATTTTAAATAGTTTATCTACACCACCAGTTACGGCTCCGGCATCTGATAAGGCAGGCGCAAAAGAGCCAGAATCAGCGGTCAAGTCTTGAGAAAAGATCCAGCCAGTGGTTCCAGCAGTTGCAGCCATACGGAAATCATTACCTGCTCTATTGGAGCCACCAGACTTTTCGCGTAGTGGAGCAACTATTCCAAGAACAGAGCCTGCATCTGAATTACCTAGGTAATCAACAAGGGTATTCTCAAAGGTTTGACCCAAGAAATAATCTTTTCGGTTCTCTGCTGCAATACTAGTTGCGTCTAAAAGAGCCGGATTTGTATTAAACACCTTTCTAATGAATTTGCTTGATCTTTTATTAAAGTTGAATGAAGTCGTAATATCTTTACTAACAGCGGCAGTAGAACCTGCGGCTGTATTCCAAATCGTCATCATAAACTCTCGGTCGTCGCCAACACTTTTAATAGCACCACCGGTACCGCTAACGTGAGTCATATTGTCTGCGGAGCCACTTCGCGCAGGACCTTTAAGTACCGGCGCACCTAGCTTGCTGTAGAAAACAGCCGCCAATGTACCAGTTACTGGAGTCGCTGGATTGTGTGCGGCGCCGGAATCCCAAAGAAAGAGTCCGTAAGCCTCTTTCGCGACTGACCAACCTGCTTCGCCTGCGCCGGTCGCATCTTCATGGTTGTTACCCAACAAGCGGACCATAGTAACAGGACCATTGTTTCTTAGGTATGACATCGCAGCATAAGTCGCGTACATTGGTGATTGAAGATTACCTTCACGCCAAACATCGTTAGCAACACCACCGGGCTGGGGTTGTCCAAACATCTCTACGAATTCTGACTGGGACTCAACTGTTACGGGACGCATTGCTGGTCCTCGTAATGTGCGTCCAATAATAACTGGTCCTAACTTGTTTTGGGTTCGCGGGAGTTGAGAGTTATCAATTTCATTAATAAACACTCCGGGCGAAACAAATTTAAATCTCTTTACTGACATGTTTATGATCTCCTTAAACTAAAGATTTTCTCTAATAAATAGTTGCATAGAAACTCAAATACCTTATTTTAAGAACGATACTTCCCGTCAATCCCGGCTTTATTTTTATTTCTACCGGCACCCTCAAGTTCATCGCCAAGTAAAGTGCGTTCCCTGCTGATTTTTACTTCTACTGCATTTTCTCTAACAACCATTTTTGGGCTGTCCTGATTTGTGCCTCCACCAACCAAATAACCCAAAACGTTTACTTCAAACGCTGTTTGATAATATTGTTCTTCCTCTCCAATCTCCGCTATATTACTCTCTTGAGCAAAGTCTGCTTGCATAAAAGATTCAAACTTGTGCCCATCATGCTTGACGGTGAAATGATTAATGCTACCAAACTTTGTTATAAACGGCTGAATCACTTCATTCATCTGCTGCTGATATTCTGTACGAGCAGTAATTTTATAAGTGACATCAACGTATACCGGCATTGGAATTGTTATTGTCTCATACACCACTTTCGAATTTTTACGTGGATAGTTGAATTGCTTTTTATTATATTTTGCATCTGCGCTAGCGAATTCTGACGTCTTTTTTTGATTTATGTTTCGTGCAATAACTATAGAGCCACCTTTATAGTCGCCGTGTGGGGGAATGTTTGCCCACCAAGTGCCCTTTTTCGAAAGATTCTTTTCCATCGACGTTCTTTCAATTGATAAAATCGGCAAAATCAGGGCGCCGCCCGAATCTCTTATGTCTTTGTTCTTTTTAACTGAGTATGCTCTTTCTGGAGTTACCCATTGAACTGGTATAGACCTAAACCCCTTGTTAGAACTGGCATGAATATTCATGTCTTTAAGCCAATTTCTTATTGCATAGTCAATGGTTTCTATGGTCGATGGTTGAAATGGTATTTCTGTTGTATTTGGATCTTTATTCGCCATTAAACAAGCCCTCTCTCGCTCTAATACATTTAGCAACTATTTCAACTTTGTTTTCTGGTTGTCCAAACATTTCTCTTGGTTCGCCAAGCGTGACAATTTCATAAAACTTACTGCCGTAAGCCACAAAGTCGCCCTCTCTGACGAATAAATTTTGGTCGGCAACCAATCTTTTTTTATGAAAGTGTACAACAATAGAACCCTTCCTGTCGATTCCCAAGTTGGATGTTGTGGTGTCACTACCCTCCCACTCAACTAAAGCATATACCCTTACAGGGGGCAAAAACGTTTTTCGGATTGCCTCTCCATATAGGGGATGATAATTTGTATGCTCGACGCTTATCGGATAATAAGCAATTTGCTGACCAATGACTCGCTCAATAAGTTCGTCGTTCACTTGCTTAACCAAGTTCCTCTCTTTTTCTCCTGCAAACAGGGGTGGCGGAGGGGCTGATGGCTGTGTCCATTTGTCGTCTGCCATTTTAAATTACCTCCTTATCCACTATAAATCAATGTCGGTACATTTTGTTGGACCTTGTTCGAAGCGTCGACAATATCCGCGTCTCCCTTCATCAACTCACCATAAGCTGTTTCATCAAGTACTGTCTTCAATTCGTCGCGTAAAGCTGTTTGTTCTTCTTTGGCTTGACTTATTAAATCTGAGCCGTTTAGCGACACATCGTTGCCGGGAATCGGAATAGAAGCGAACTTAGATCTGACATGTCCAAGCATCTCTTTGCTTAAAGCCAGCGCAAACCGGCGAATCCACTGCTTACCAATTGCATTAATACTTCCATATGGTATATTTTCAAACGGCAGTGTGTTCATATTGTTAATGCCCTCAACTCCCTCTTTTCGATCGGCTTGTTCTTCCCAAGTGTTCGTGCCGGTTGGGGAAAACTCAATCCATAGTTTCTCTGGGTATCCTCCAGAAGTGGGGGGAATTGGGTAAACTCGAACCTTATTATTTCTCAATTCATATGACCAGTGAGAATTTCGTGTGTAAAGAGCATCCTCATATGCAATTGCTTGAGCTTTATTTTGCCACGCGGGCACCACTTGAAATGTCGAGTCATCGGCATATTGACCATATGTGCCTAAATTTCCAACAGTGTTTAGTCCACCGTAATATCCAAAAAATCTCCAATGAGCCGAATTCGTTTTAAAATATACTTTTGAAATTGATATCTTATTAAGCCCAACCTTATTATAATAAGGAAAATCTGAGTTGCCAGCATCCACCGAGGCACTATAAATAATCTGTTGTAAATCATAATCTTGCACGCCGCCTTCTAACGGGAAAGAGGCAGAATATATCGTCGCAACCCCCATGCCTTTTTCAGCAGAAATCCCTTCAGCAACGCGGCGGGCATATGCGAAATCAAATCGTGGGAGTCGCAAATTTACATTTTTTCCTTCCAGTGCATGACCATTGGTCAATTGACCGTCTTCATCAAACGAACCTGTTGTACCTCCGAGGACATTACCAAGGATGTTCTTTGCTTGATGTATATTTACCAGATAAGAATATTCTAATGTGGCTTCTTCATAGGCTGAATATACTTGACCATTAGTGATTTCAATATCGAGTACATCGCCTCCTAGCTTTTTATATACATAAGCGACCTGATCAGAGGCGCCTGATATAAATGGTGCCGACGCGGCGTAGATCCCAAGTGGTAACTCCGCAGCGACGTCATCGGTGCTGCCGGTCACAGATAATCTTGAAACGCTAACCGTAGAAGCAGGTGTCAAAGTGGGTGTTGCCATAAGCTAAGTTCCTCCACGTGTAATTAGTTTTTGGACAAAAGAAAAGCCCCGCATCAGCAAAACTAACACGGGGCTTCATAACTAAAACGTTATCTTTAGGCTATTAACCAATCAGATCGCGTACCACGACAAGACCATACATGTCGGGGCGAACCATCTTCTTAGCATAACGAGTCATTACTCCCTTACGAGGAAGGAAATCTTCGTCACCAAAGATGGTTGGTGTGACCTGAAGAGGAACATAAGGAGCATACACATAGCCACTCTCAAGGAAGCTACCACCCTTACGTCCAACAAGGACCACATTGCGCGGGAAGTAAGGGTCAACCCATACATCCCACTTCTTGCTGATTGAACCAGCGTTAACAGCGCCAACTGTCCCTTTGTCGTCGTCAGCGGTAATGCTTGCGCGGAAACCACTGGTGAACTCAAGGATGTTTGCGACCTCGGGTCCACAAACAAGGAAGTTGGCACCACCACGAAGAGTCTTGCGGTGAATACGAGCGGAAACGTCGTTGATTGTCTCAACAAGCGTCTCATACCACTCGGAAACCGTTCCGGTGAAGTCCGGAGGTGCGGTTGCACTTGTGATGCTTGCGCCAGTCTCAGGATCTACAAACTGACCGGGGCGGCGACTCCAATAGAGTGTGCCAGCCGTGGCTCCCTGAACGAGATCGTTGAGAATCTCCTGATCAATATCAAGAGCAATCTGCTCGGAGAGAATACCAGTCAACTCAACCTCAGCGTCAAGGTTGTGATAGGCGTTGAGATCCTGTCCCAACTCCGGAGTCCACTTAGCCTTGAGCTTCTTCGTCACGGCAGTCACAGCGATGCTGTCTACCTTGATGTCGATCTCAGGGATACGAGTGTTCAAATCGGCGCTGGAAAGATCAGAAGCCGGAGAGTTGGTGCGACCCTCAAGACCCCAACCGTCAGCGCCCACGACCGCACCAGTGGCGCCGCCAGCCGCAAACGCATCCTTACGAGCGAAGTGCAGGAACTGATCGCCCGAGAGCGCCAGTGAACCAGCCGTCGAAAGAATGTACATCGAAAGGAACTGATCCTTAGAACCGGCGACGAGATCGCCATTGACGTCGTAATAACCGAGATGGGTCAGTCGACGCAAATACGAATCGCCACTAAGACCATTAACCGATACGGTTGAGCCTTCAGCCGTGGTGCGAAGCACGCAAGAAGTCAACTGGTCCGCGTTTAGCTCTGCCATTTCAGACGTTCCAAGCTTAACAATTACAGAGGTAACCTCCTTCGTAGTGTCCGAATCGCCGAGCACGTCAGGATCCCAGCGAATCGCTTTCTTCTGAGCGTTGTTGAGGGCAGCAATGGTGTGACCAGTCGCCTGTGTGAAGCAAGCGTTCGCCGCAGTCGCACCATCATTGATCTCGTTGTCAGCCATATCTGCCGGGTCGGGGTCACCAGAACCACCACCAGCGATGGCCAGCAGCACAGAACCAGTCGGAGAAGCATAGCCGTTAGACAGATCATAGAACCCGCCAGTGGTGCTAACACCATCGACAATACCCTTGGCTACCTTTCCACCACCATAGATAGAGTCCCCAGCAGAGAACTGCAACCGGCTATCAGTGTGTTGGAAGTCAAGGAAAAAGATCAGACCAGAGGGTAAGCTCATAGGCTGAACGCTAACGAGGTCGTTAGCAATAAGTCCACCGAATACGCGACGGACGATT